AGAAGCTGATCGTTCACTTCCTTGGAAAGGACAAGGCGCTGGTCTGTAACAAGACCAACGCGGCGATCATCACGGAAATCACCGGCTCGGATGATACCGATGACTGGACGGGAAAGCGCATCCAACTCACGACCCGCAAGGTAGAGATGAGCGGCAAGCTCGTCCCGGCCATCCGCGTCGTGCTTCCCGGCGATGCACCGGCACCGCCCAAGGCAGCGCCAAAGCATGAGCCTGCCGACCAGGACGGCGGCAACGGTGAGGGCCCCGAGATCGACTTCTAACCTCCTGTTCACACACCCGACGCCGGGCGGGAGAATCCCGGCACTACTTTCCAATGCCCGAGCAAGACCAATGGGACGAGTGGTGGGAAACGGACGAGGGCAGCGCCGATGAGGCTAGGGCGTTCGACAAAATAATCAGCCTAAAGAACCAATTTCCAATGTCCTCTGAAATTCAAACACTTCACCGCCCGTTCCTTGCGTGGCTGGAAAAGCTGCGCGGGCAAGTTGCGTGGACTTATCACCGACCCGACCGCGCGACCGGAGCAACCCTTGGCGACGCAGATTTCGTGCTCTATTGCCAGCCGGGCCGATGCCTTCACATCGAAATGAAGGACACGAAAACGCGCGTCTCAGCCTCGCAAAAGAAACGGCACGCCGAGCTTCTGCAATGCGGCATCTTGGTCCACATCTGCCGCGACCTCGACACAGCCATCCGGCTAGTGCTGGCATGGCGCGGGATGTCTGCCGACGCAAAGCCAAGCCTGAGCGAAGTGGCAACGCATAACCTCCGCGTGCGCGGCAACAGTGTGTTTGAATACAGGGACGGCGCACTTCATCACGTCCGCGTTGCGACCAATGACGACAAACTGAGACTTACACAATTATGAGCGAAGAACTGCAAAACCGAATCGAATCACTCAGGCGCATGGTCGAGACGCGCGACCTTGTGATAGCAGACCTGGAGCGCGAAATCCGCGAACTGCGCGAGGCGTTGCACGGCAGACCCGACCCGGAGTGGGACGGCTCGCGGACTTTGGAGGTGGCGACGTGAACACACCCGAAGAACACGCCGCCGCCGTAATGCGCGCACCCGGACAAATCACCGTCGCTTCCATAGCGGGCGCGATTCGAGCCTATGCCGATGAGGTCAAGGGCAGTCAGATTGCCGACGCTTACAAGCTAGCGACGCTTACCGCCGAGCGCGAGGCTCGGAAGGCACTGCAAAAAGTTGTAAAGGCGCGATTCCGTCACGGCTCAGGCTGCGACTGCGACATCTGCGAGGCTATCGAACTCGCCGCCAAGCTGCCATGACCGCTCTTTCCTGCAAAGCCTGCCACAAACCATTTATGCCAAACGAACCAATCCATCAGCCAAAAACCGCATCGGGGAATTTCCACAAGGCTTGCGTGCCTGTTGATTATTCCACCTTCATCGAGCGCAAATCGCAACTCGGCAGCAACGCGGGATTCGAGCCGCTTTTCATGCCGGACTTCCTGTTCCCGTTTCAGCGCGCGCTTATTGAATGGGCTGTTCGCAAAGGACGATGCGCGATCTTCGCGGACTGCGGGCTTGGCAAAACGCCGATGCAACTTGTATGGGCGCAAAACGTAGTAGAGCGGACGTGCAAGCCCGTCTTAGTGCTGACTCCGCTTTCCGTTGGGGCACAGACGGCACGCGAGGCGGATAAGTTTGGAATCGAAGCAAAGCAATGCCGCGACGGCCAGGTTGCCGCGCCCATCACGATCACGAACTATCAGCAACTCCACAAATTCGACTGGCAGCAATTCGGAGGCGTGGTCTGCGACGAATCGTCCATCCTGAAAAACTTTGACGGCGCTTTGAAAGGTCAGATCACCGAGTTTATGCGGAAGCTGCCGTATCGGCTGCTTTGCACGGCGACCGCCGCGCCGAATGACTACATCGAGCTTGGGACGAGCAGTGAGGCGCTGGGCGACTTGGGCTTTATGGACATGCTAAATCGTTTCTTCAAGAAGTCGGAAACGACAATGAGCCGAAGTGAGGAATTTCGCAGCGGCCTTTATCGTTTTCGCGGGCACGCGCAACATGACTTTTGGCGGTGGATTTGTTCATGGGCGCGAGCAGTTCGCAAACCTTCCGACCTCGGCTTTCCCGATGATTCCTACGCCTTGCCGCCGCTGCAAACCGTGGAGCACATTATCAAAGCGCGAACGGTCAACCCCGACTTTCTTTTCGACATGCCCGCGGTCGGTTTGCAAGAGCAACGAAGCGAGCGCCGGAGGACTATTGGCGAAAGGTGCGAACTGGCGGCAAGCCTAATCAATGCGACCAACAAGCCCGCCGTCGCGTGGTGTCATCTAAACGAAGAGGGACACATGCTGGAAAAGATGATTCCCGATGCCGTGGAGGTTGAGGGAAACGATTCCGATGAGTTCAAGGAGGAAACTTTTCAAGCCTTCTCCGCTGGTCAGATTCGCGTCTTGGTTTCCAAACCTGTAATCGCCGGATTTGGTTTGAACTGGCAGCACTGCGCGCATCAAACCTTTTTCCCGTCACATTCATTCGAGCAATGGTATCAGGCCATCCGCAGATCGTGGCGCTTTGGTCAGGACAAGCCGGTTCGCGTTGACGTTATCGCCAGCGAAGGCGAGCGCGGAGTCTTGTCGAATATGAACCGCAAAGCGCATCAGGCGGAGCAAATGTTTTCGAGGCTGGTTGAACTAATTAACAACGAGCTTCGGATTGAAAAGAAAAGTGAAGCAACCAAACCAACCCAAATCCCATCATGGCTATAATCAATCAGACAATCGCGCCGAAATACGCGCTTTATAATTCCGACTGCATCGAGGTAATGAAGTCGCTACCGGATGAAAAGATTGACCTTTCGATCTACTCGCCTCCGTTCTGCGGGCTTTACAACTACTCGTCAAGCGAGCGCGACCTTTCCAACTGCAAAAGCTATCAGGAGTTTTTCGTTCATTACCGATACGTCTTGGAGGAACTATATCGCCTCACCAAGCCGGGCCGCGTGACCGCCGTGCATTGCATGGATGTCCCCGGCAAAGGAAACGGCAACACTGCGCGCATGGGCTGTGGCGCGAACGCTGGCGCTGGTCTGATTGACTTTCCGGGCGACATTATCCGGCTACATGAGCAATGCGGATTCCACTTCACGGCCCGCCGCGCCATCTGGAAAGAGCCGCTCGGCGTGCGACTGCGGACGATGGCAAAGGGATTGGCACACGCGCAGATTGTGGAGGATTCAACGCTTTGCGACGTTGCGAGCGCTGATTACCTTCTAACATTCCGCAAGAAAGGCGAGAACGCCGTGCCTGTTTCGCATCCGACCGGGCTTCATTCCTACGCTGGTGAGCGGGTTATTCCGCACGAATTGCAGACCTACAAAGGACACACCGGGAAGCAGACAGAAAACCGATTCTCTCATTGGATTTGGCGGCAATACGCGAGCAGTTTTTGGGATGACATCCGCATTGACCGCGTTCTTCCGTATCAGGAAAGCCGCGAGTCGGATGACGAGCGCCACGTCCACCCGCTGCAACTCGACGTAATCGAGCGCGCGTGCGTTCTGTGGAGCAACCCCGGCGAGGTGGTGTTCACGCCTTTTATGGGCGTCGGAAGCGAGGTTTATGGCGCGGTCTTGAACGGGCGCAAGGGCGTCGGTGTGGAGTTGAAAACCGCCTACTACAACCAAGCCGTGCGAAATCTTGCCGCCGTGGAAAACCACGTTGAGCAGGAATTGATCCCGGTATGACCGACGACCACTGGAAACTCACCGCCGCTTATCTCGCATCCTGCCACGCCGCGACGTTGGAAGGACTGCCCAAATCCGTCTCGAAACGCGAGCGGGAGCGGTTTAAAAGCATTTGCCGGAAAGCGGCGAGGCTTCTGCGCGAACTCGAAACGCCGAAACCGGCTGGCAACCGCGTTGCCGATGCTATCGCACGATGCGAAAGAAATGGGGTATGACCGACGACCTGTTCAGCTTTCGCTACCCGTCCGCTCCGGGACACCGCGACACCGATACCAGCCGAGAGGCCGCGTCGGACATGGCCGGCCGCGTGACAGGGCTGCGTTTGGCGGTCCTCGGCGCGCTAGAGCAGGACCGGACAGCGGACGAGTGCGCTGCGGTGCTTGGCGAGTCTGTGCTGGCGATCAGGCCACGCCTGACCGAGCTAAAGCGCCTCGGGCGCATCCACGACACGGGCGAGCGCCGGCCAAACGC